CTACTGCAACCTGTATCGCCGCCGAGGTCAGTTATGTTCCCATTCCCACGAGCCTGTGTAGTATCTACTTGGTCACAAGCCTGTGTGGTAACGGTAGGCAAAGTGATATAAGTAACCCTAATCTCCACCTTAGCACAGTGCATGGTGTTGCCTTTAGCTGATTTGGTGAAGATTACTTTAACATCTAAGTCCTGAACGTGAGACCAACTAGACCAGTCTGGGTGGTTAGTGTCGTTGGTTATGTCATAGTATCCACTCCACGTTGGGTTTACCCCTGGGGCTGCCGAATGGAGGCCTCCATCCCCACCACTGAAAACAGGGGTAAGTTGAAGGAAATCATCAGAATCGCCATAGCCATAAACACGGAGTTCTACCTTGGTGATTGTACCTAAGTCCGAGGCAGGACAGGTGTTGCCGTCTAAAGTTTCAGTAGTACCATCAGATGAAGTATAGGCGTAGTTGGTCAGGATATTGTCAATCATGTAGTCTGGGTCTGACCAATTACCAGTAGAACGAGAGTTAAAGTAATAAGTAACCTCACTCATCAGCCACCACCTCAACACTGAAACTGCACTCAGGCAACTTATACCCAGCTATCATATCCTCAGCTGTGGGATAGTCTATACAGTTCTGGTTAAACCACTCTATTTGGGCATCGGTTATCTTATTGCCAAACCTATCCTTAACTTTCTCAATTGGCTTTCCACCCCTACCGTAGATAAGGCAATGGCCATATAGTTTTCCGTTATCGTTGTCCGTGTAGAACTTGCACCTATCCTCACCTAACTCTATGCAGGGGTTTTCCAGCATAATAGGTGGCTTACAACAAAGCCCACAGTGGTTACAGATTCCTATCCTGATAAAAGGCATAATTACCCCTAACGATTGAATTCTGCTGAACGTATATAATCAACTTTACGAGTGGCTGTTACTACCTGACCCAGAGATATGGCGGAGTTGATTATTGGGTCTCCCCACTCCTCAAACATACAATCTTCGGTTGGGTCTATTGTCCATGAACCGTTACCACCATAGGAAGCATTGCCACCATCATATTTATCGCCGTTCCAAGATATACGCCAGAAAAACAAGGCAGGATGTTCTGCTGCAGAAAAGACGACAATGGCATATTGGGCACCAACTTCAAGGACAGCACCCGCTCCTAAAGTTATCTCTCGCCACTCACCAGGTTCTTCCTCTGGCAGGGTGTTGCCTTCGGTGGTTCCAGAGCATAAGTCATCACCCGTTGGGAGTCCTTCGCTGGCAGCCCTAATACTAGCAGTGATAGTTCCAGGGGAACCATCACGCCACAGCTTTAGTTTGACACTAGTAATCTTATGAGTCCTGAGTACAGGGAAAGTCTGGGCTACCCCATAGGTGTCCCACCCAGTAAGTTGCCCTTCATCACCAGTGTTATGGTTTTCGTATAGGGTTGCCATTATTTTATCCCTACCTTTAGTATTATCCTGTCATCCTGCGGTTCTATGATGTAAAACACGTCTCCTACAACAGCAATGTTTGCCCAATGGTAAGCAATCGGCAGAACTTCCGTAGATAGAATGTAACCATCTGCTAGGGCACGTTCCTGTAGCTGAAGGGCAAAGTCAATGCAGTTAAACTCATCACTGTAAAGTAGCTGGTCGGTATCATCTTCGGCTAACCATTCCTCCAATTCATCCAGTGAATTGAAGTGCCTTACCTGTTTCACTTCTGTATTTTCGAATTGTGGGGGCAGTTCTTCTAATTCCTGCTGTAAGGAAAAGAGTTCACTGCCCCGAATTTCCAAATATTTGATAAGTCTAGCCTTGTTATTCTCTACGGTAACTAAATTCACCCTAGCTTCAAACAACTCACCTCGAACTTGCCCTAAATACCAACCTCCTATTAAAAGGATGAACAGAAATATAATACATAGGAGTATATTCACCCACCGCTTTTCAGGCATAAAAAATCCGCTCCTTTAGAGCGGTATCTATGATTTCGGGCATTGGTTTCTCCTAGCCGTTCTTGCCACGCCATTTCATGGTCAGGGTCAGGGTGTCGTTTTCTTCCAGGTTGATGTCACTAGCAAATGAGCAGATACCATAAGCCACGTCTGAATCGCTGTTTACACAGACAAAACCCTTAGCTGTCTCAGAGCCACTTGCCGTGAATGGATGGGATACCATAAAGGTATCGGTTGCAAACGAATCACTTGAAGTTGTAACTGTAGCTGCACTGACTTGAGTTAAACCAGCATCGGCAGATTGCGTGACATCTGCTAGACCGCTTGCAGTATTAGCAGGGCAAGCCGTTTTGCATACGACAATGTTCTCCACCACTGACGCAGCCACCCCAGTACAGAGTTTTACAATCTCCCCTACTCCCTCATTTGGAATTACTTGCGCTTGAGCCATTTCCTTCCTCCTTTATTAGCTTTTTTAATATTCGGATTTCCGCCCTGGCATCCTCTAAGGTTTGGGGGTAAGGCTCGCCAGTACGGTATTTTATCGGTATATCTTTATACCAGTTCTGTTTAGCACATGCGTAGTGTGCTCGTAGTTCCTGGTATTCCTGAATAGCATTAAAAGTATTTATTAACTCATTGCATTCCGTCCTCCACTTAGCCATCTGTCTGATATATCCTATCGTAGTTTTCAACCCCAACCTGTCTGGGGCTATCGGTTGTTCTGGTAAAACAGGTTCTCTTATTGTGAAGCTCTTGTATATTAAGGTGCCGTCACTCTTGCGCCACTCAAGTTCAGCTGTTACTTCTCTTCCTGTCGACTGTTTGCTTTCCTCCATATTTCCTCACTATGAAACGATTACGGGGTGAGCATCTTTTGGGGAATAATGGTCTTCCATGATTATAAGTGCATCACAACTGGAACATTTCCCGCTTGGTACATATTCGTGATGGTCTTCTGGTTGGGATAGTAAGACGCTATTCCCACATTTAGAACATATCACTGCTTTAGCCATAAAGCCTCCTTTTCTTTATCACAAAACCACAGGGATTTAGAATGTCTATGATTTCCCCAAATTCGCTAAGCTCCCGTTTCCATCTTTCAGTGTCCCACTCGACCTTATGTGTTGGGTCTTGCCAGAAATCCCCTGCTTCAACTGGGGTTAGAAGAGCAATCACCTTATCCCTGCTTACCCTGAACATTTCACCTAAAGCCAGTAATGGGTCATCTAAGTGTTCTAAAACATCTATGGATAAGACAACATCAAAGCTATTGTCGGTATAATTTAGGTGTTCCGCATCGCCCAGTTCAACAATGCCTGGCTGTAACCAAGCCCCATTTACCTCAACGCCTATAGCATCTACACCTCTGTCCAGTAATGCTTTAACTCTATCACCATTACCACAACCCACCTCCAGCACCCTACTTTCTTCCGGGATAAAAGGTGTTAGGTCAGGGCAATTAGTGTGATACTTAGATTGCATCGCCCACTTATAGGAGTCATCAAAGTCGTTTTTAATACTATCAAGAGGAATATAGTTTCGTGGCATTGTGCTGTGGTTAAAATATTTTCTTATCAATGGGTATCCCCAAAGTTCTTTCCAAAGCCTCTTGGCATCAAGAACAAATTTCTTCGCCAGCCAGCCATGAAGGGGGCAATTGGTGTCTACGAAGAGTTCGCCATCTTCGTTCGGTAGAATGGGATAACTTCTACTCAAGATAGGTCGCTTTGTTTCAGGTTCGCCCGGCAATAGAGAGAAGTCTATCTCGCAGGGCAAATCACACCACTGTTTACAATCAGACATGGTTATCCTTCCGTTAAAGGACTGATAGAGCTTCTTGTAATTCGGTGTGGATTTAACTTTAGTCTTTAACCCCTCTATCTCTTTGAGTACCGGTATAAAGTAAGTGTCGAAAATGAAGTCCCAGTTGTAATCCCTCCTGATTATTTCAGAAGCCCTGAGCCCGATTTCCTTTATCGAACCATCCTTCCATGCCCTGTATGCCTTTTCAAAGCCTTCCAGTATTGACTCAACCCCAACATTAGCCCTCCAGGATTTGTTGAAATACTCCCATTCATATTCACCTACATCAATCAACCATCCACCCTTCATTAGTTCGGGTCCAGTCGAAGCGTTTGTAGTTAAAACGGGTGTACCGCAGGCTTGGGCTTCTATTATTGGTAATCCAAACCCCTCACCCTTAGTAGGAAAGCACATAACGTCCATCACTCGGTAGCGGTTAGCCATCATGTTATCTGTTACCTTACCCTTGATATATTCATCATCTGAGGTAAGAGCCATGTACTCTACTATTCCCAAATCTTCAGCTATCATAGGTATAGGATAGGCACGCCTCTCATCTACATGGTTAGTTGCCATATACAGTCTGGCTTCAGGATGCCTTTCGTGAAACACCTTAAATGCCCACATCAGACTAACAAAGTTCTTTCTGCCATCAGGATAGTTCACCCCTACAGTTCCGATAATGAAGTTATCCTGCCATTCTAATTGCTTCCTGCCATCTCCCCTACTCACTTCATCCAACTTATAGATTTCGGGGTCAACTCCATGTGGTACATAGAGGGATTCATAACCCGCTTTCTTGAATTCATCCTGCCCATGTCTTGTTAGAGCTATGATAAGTTGAGTATAATCAAGGTAACGCTCAATGGAGGTTGGTAGCTTTTCTGTATCAAATGGGCAATAGGAAATCCAGTTCAACGGGGTTTGGTTTAACACATGGTTATCAAGTAATGAGATGATATAATCCACCTCCCCGCTTTCAACCATACGGTTCAGTAGATTAACATCTGCACCAGATATAACATCACACCCATTCCACTCAACACAGCCAGTATGTGCGTGTTTGGTGGCAATGACTACTTCGTGCCCCTCTTTCACTATCCTGGGGACAAGCTCTCTGGTAACAAGCCCGTACCCCGTTACAGCCCAAGGAGCTACACTAAACCAAATAAATTTCATACACCCCTTTCAGTCTTTAGGATATGTTCTATATGTCTTGGGTGGTGCTACACGCTTCAGTGCATCCCGATATAAAGACAGTTGGTTTATTCCCCAACCCTCCATATTGGAAGCCACCCTAGCACCCCCTACATTCACCTTGTTGATTAAAGACCGTGCCTTAGCTATAGCAGCCCGGGCACTTACCCCTCTAACAAGTATCCTTTCTAATTGGCGATTAAGAGTAGACGATGACTCGGTTAACTGGTGAACCTTCTCACAGTAGAGATAAACAGTCTCATAGCAATACTCTGAGACATCTACAGTATCAGCACCAGTAGTCTCTAGGCAGGGTTCAGCCAGGGTTAAGGCTGTAGCACTCTCAATAGAATAAATCCGATACCATCTGGTTCCACTAGATTTCTTAATGTGATAGCCCGCTTCTAGTTCGGTAGTAAATAGTGTGCTTGAACCTGTTATGGCAGCACTACCGTTATTAAATGTGACTGTTCCCGTTAAAGTCCCAGAACCCCCTGCCTTGGGAACTAAAGTCGTGTCTATCTCTATAGTATCGGCATCTAATTTAATGAAGTTTCTGTACTTTCTGGGAGAATAACCGGTAGGATATTCCAACCTGTCAATCTCAAGCGAGTCTTTGATAGAACTAATATCAAGCACTCTGGAATTGGCAATAGTTGTCAGAACCTCCCTAAATATGTAGGGTGAGTATTCCGATATTTCATCCAGACAGAGACCTATGTAGATGTCGAGCTCGTCATCTTCCCAGTCCAAGTCCTGTCCTTCAACGAGCTCATCTCTCAGAACTTGCCTGGTATCAGCTCTTACCCCTGCTAAATACTTCATGCGTTACTCCTTACTACCACAGTACTTAACCAACTCCTCTTCGCTCATAGATTCAGCCATCTCGGCAGCTTGCTTACTGTAGTCTTTGGGTGTTTTACCCCGCTTCATTGATAGGGCAATGCAAGCTAATTTCTTCTGTGCCTCTGATTCGGCTGGCATGGTTCACCTCCTTATTCCTCACCAACCAAAGGTGAGATTGGCTATTATTTACCAAGGCACCCCTATCAAGTAAATGGTTGCCCCACCAGTTTGATTGGTGGCACAAGAGATTTTAAGATAGCGAGCACCAGCAATATCTACTACGGTTGCCCCCTCCTCTGGGATGGCAACATCAGCAGGAGTACTGATATAGAGATTCCAGAGGTCTCTGAATGTTCCACCTGAAGCATTACTTACTTGAACTTTACAGGTATCATCCGTGTCTAGTGTGGGGACTATGATTAAGCACCGATTGTAGTGGTTGCCTAAATCAACCTCACCCGAAAGTTTCTCCTCATCTGCTATAGTTGCTGTTTTCCAACCCGAAGTTAGCATTGTTATCTCTCCCTCATTTTATTTGGGAGGTGATTAAGGCTCGCCTCCCAAAGCCTTTGAAGTTACGGACAGATTTGAAGCATGATAAAAGCTGCTCCCTGACCACCAGCTAGAGCATGGCAGAGAGTAAACCCCACATGCTGGGACTTGGCAGTATAGGCATCGCTATAGTCATGTTCATCAATAGAACCGTCATACCGCAATACCACTTGAAAGTCATGCGCAGCATCACCAACTTCGCCTTGCGGGGCTATCCACACTGGCCCCCATGTCTGGAGCCAAAACCAATAACTTGCTGTTACCTTAGCGTGAGCCATACCCAGTGCTGGCTCTTCGGTATCTGCATTGGTCTCACAGCCAAAGAACGGGTTAGCCATACACTCTGCATGGTCATCATCGGCAACAAGAGCCACGGGAAGCTCATCCTGTAGGGTGAGCGTCATCTCGCCAGCACCATCCGTAGCGGTATTCTCTAGAATCCTGCATACGAACGCATCGCTATCATGGTTAAAAACTACCACGAATCCGCCGGCAAGCTCATTGGCTGCGATTACACCACTGTTGTAGTCATCAGTGTCAACATCAATGGTGATTTCTCTGTCGCCAGCACTAGCAGCTGCAGCAATTGTGGTATATGCTATATGCTGTCTCAAGCCGTTCTTAACCATCAGGTCAGTGTTGGTAACACCAACTGAAGTTGCTTTGGCATAGTAGAATACTCTCTCACCGTCCAGTAATTTAGTGCCGATAGGGTATTTTTGTGTGCTGTGTGTATCCCTAATGTCAGGCAATTCAAGATTACCCCAACCCTCCTGTCCGCCTTTCCAGGCAGGCATTACGAGGGTTCTCCCGTTCACAACCCTCAAATCATGGTTTACTTTGGTCATTTAAGACCTCCTTAATTTTATTGGGGGTGATTTATTTAAGGCTCACCCCTCAGCCTTTCTATTTTGATTAAAGGCTCAAGTTTTAAGCCGTTACAGCAGCCGTATGGTCAATGCTGTGAATCCGAGCTACTGATTTGGTGCTACCCATTGCCAGAGCACAGAAGGCATACATTCGGATACCTTCAGCATTTTGAAACTCCAGTTTTTCAAATGGGGTCTCATTGAAGAAGTTTGCTCCGCCAGTTCCACCACCAACACAAAGGCTCACGCTACCATCTTCAACATCGCCGAATCGGATAGCGTAAACGCTTCGCAGGTCGCCACTTGTGGTCTCAGCACCAGTATTGTCAACCTCATAGGTTAGGTAATCGGATACGAGAATGGGAATGTTATCAAAGTACTCTATCCGAACACCATACTGGTCTTTTTCATAGGTGATACGACCCGTGGCATTGGCACTCACGCCAGCCTCAAAAGCGGCCGCACTCAACAGGTTTCTCTGTGAGCGGGTCATCAGAAGAAGACTGGGTTTGGGCTTGACCATATCAATCAAGTCCCTCAAACGAGCAACGCTTAGACCCGTAGTGCCTCCACCCATATCAAAGCACTGTGGATTGTTGGTGCCAGACTCAGATAGAACGAAGTCATCGCCAGAATAGGCAGGGCACAACTTGCCTAGACCGCTAAACTCCTTGGCATTAGTAGCATGGTCGCCGTAGATAAGGTCATGCTCAATACTCCTCAAGCACCCCTTGACTATCATCTTCATAACGACAGCTCTGTAGTCATTGGGGTCTTTGTAAGTATCCTGAACAAGCTTATCTAGCAGCCATTGGTCTCCATACTCCCTTAACTCCAGCTCAACTCTAGTAAGGTCAGCTACACTCTTCCAGGAATATAGCTCACCGAGACTTTTTGGAGTTGCAGTGGGTAATGTCTTTTCCCGATTCCAGATGAGCTTGTAGGAGTCAATCAGAGTAATGGGGAGTTTACCGATAAGCTGACCCTCTTCGTATATCTCTGGAACAACACCAGCCAATAGCTTGGACTGTGTAAGTTTCAACATTTCTGTTGCATTTTGGAAAAATCCAACTACAGCCATTTAATCCTCCTTATTTTTTCTCTTTAAGATAAGAGCCAAATGCTTGCCTTGAAGACATCCCGCTCAAATCCTCTCCACCCCCTACAGTCTTACCGGAATCAGGTTTTATGGGTGGTACTTCACCCTTCCTGGCTAATCTTTGAGCTAATTCCTCCATCGCTTCGGGAGAGCCGTCTGTGAATTTAACGAGGGTATTAAAGTCAACGCCGTGCTTTACAGCTATTTCTGCGGCCTTCTGAGTGCGTTCAAACTCCTGTACCTGTGCACTAACTTCCTTGACTTTTTCTTCCCTTTCCTTCAACTCAGCTTCTCTCTTGGCAAGTTCAGCTTGCCGCTCTCTCTCCTTTTGCCGTGCCTTAATACGGGTTACAGCATCAGAGTCACCTTCGGCTCTTTGCAATTCCTCTTCTTCCCTATCCTTTTGCCATTGAGAAAGTCGCTCCTCAGCATCCTTAACCCTGTCCGAAGCATTAGATAGTGCCTTTTCAAGCTTATCTATCTTCTTGTCAAGTACAGAACGCTGTGAACTAAATTTCGCCTCTACCTCATCCTCGGTATACATTTTGGGTTGTGCTGAATCCTGCTGACTCTTGTCCTCGGAATCCCCTCCCTGAACTTCAGGAACAACATCCTTTGGTTGGTCTTTAGCATCCATGTTTTAGTTTTCCTCCTTAACTGAAAAAACCTGCTATATAAGATTTAGCAGGCCAATAAAAAAGCCTGTGATTTTTCGCTCACAGGCAAGCGTTTTAATATCTAACTACTTCTCTTACATTTTATACCCCTTAAAAACGATTCTGTGCGTTCTCATAATAGACCAAATGTTCGAGTTGACAAGGCATTAGAAAATGTTTATTGTTAAGGTATGAGTAGAACTATTGGTAATGCCATATTTGGCTTTATTGTCATTCTGTTTATAGTGTATTTCCTTGCGTCTGTGCTTGGTATTATCCCTGAGCGTTTTGCCTATTTACCTACTGCAATCCCCTTCCCTTAATCGTTAGGCTAGTTACTATCCCAGTTTCTTCCTTGCTTCCTCCAGTTCTTTTAAAAGAGCTTCAAGTTCACTTAGTTCACCAAACTCTGCTCTCCCCCTATCTCCGACTGGTGTGTATCCGTATGTGTCAACTAACCACTTGTCAAACTCGGGATGAGCAGCTCTGTAATCTAACCTAGCCTGCCCAGCCGCCCTATCTTCGTATTCGTCTAGTAGTTTTTTCATTTCAGGAGGGATTTCAGGCTCCATGTCCTTCCACCTATTACCCACAGGCGTATAATCCATCTTATCAACAAGCCACTTCTCAAGCTCGGGGTTATCATGCCTGAATTTCAATCGTGCTTTAGTATCATCCCTTATTGCATTATACTCATCCCAGAGCTTACCAACCTCCCGTGTTGGCACTTTATCAAAATCTCTTTCTTTTAATAGTTCCTTGGTTACCATTTCCTGATAAAACCTGTAGTGCTCCATCAAGAACCAATCATCCTCAAAGCCTTTTCTTTTAGTTGTGTGCCAGTCAACATAATTATCTATGTTCCAAGGGGAAATAAAGTTGTCATACGCCTCCACACGATAATAGGCATCCCTGAAGTCGTCATCCAAAAGAAGTCCACCTCGCATAGCCTTAACACTTAGCTCCGACATACCACCCGTACTCTTGTATTCCATAAACTTATCATAGAATTTGGCATAGAGTTCGTCCCTTTCAATTGGTTTAACTTCACTCTCTGTAATCAACATATGCTCACCCACAGTTAAATACTCACCGTAAAAATCCTTGTTTTCAGGTTGCAGCAAGAACCTCTCTCGCCAGTCACCCCATTCAGGGAGTGCAGAATACTCAACAAAAAAGCCCCAATTGTTTTCAGAATACCCTTGCGAATACGCCATTTTAGTATAGTAAGCCTCACCAAACTCAGATAACACTCCTGCTTCATTGCTGGGCAAAATCGTAAACAACATCGCCCTTCGTTTCTCTGCCTGCTCTGTATCACTTAGAGTATCATCGTCCCCTATGGCATCGTACTTGTCAAAACTTTCTCTGTTTGCTACTAATTGTTCAAGTAGTTTGAGTGGATACCCTGGCAAATCCCTATCAAGGAATACGCAGAGGCTTTCGTCCCCCGCTAAAACCAGTTGTGTTTCCCAGCTATTCCAACCAAACTCCTCTCCATCCTCGAGGTACTTAAAGTACGACTCCACTGACTCTTTAGGGGGTAGAGTTAATTTGGGTATGGCATCATTAGGAACATCCAACCCTTTAACTAATTTATTAAATTCATTGTAGGCTTCTATACTGAGTATCTTAGCCTGTCCCCCCAAAGCTAAGAGTGCATTATCCCTTGGATTAGCCTTTAGCCATTCGTCCCTAGGATTTAACTTGAGTTCAGGGTGTTTCTCTAGGAACGCATCTTTGTCCTCAGCTTCCAGATATTTAACGAGAAGCTCATACTGCTGTCGGGTAACATTCCCTAGACATGCTTTGGGATATAGTTTGTCAAATTCCCTCAGACTGGCCAGGCTTGTTATCTTTTGCCTTGCCAACCACTGTTGGTAATAATTAATTATAGTATCAGCATTATCCTCTGTATTTATCTTATAGAGAGATATGTTAGGTAGTATATCGGCTTGAGAGCGTGCTATCTCATATTCCGCCCATGCCTTACTTTCCTTTGACGACTTGGGGTCATCAAGTACATCCTGTGGTAACACATTGTCATATACCCTACCTATATCCCTGAACCAATCCTTGGTATCATAAACGGGTATGGGTTTATCGGTTAATGGCTTATCCTCCGCACCTTCCTCTATCTCACCCAGCTTGAGATTAAGGTCTTCTACCTTTTGTTCAGCAGTTTTATCGGGTGGTGTTAATGCCCATTCGCTAAACAGGAAGTCCTTGATTTGAAGTTCCTCACCTTCCTCAAATTTATGGCGTATTAGTTTTGAAAGCTGAACAAAGTAAGGAGTGGGCAGCCCTAAGACTTGCCCTGCTGCCTTAGCTAAATACTCTATAAGAGCAGCTACATCACCACTGCTAATATCCTCGAAGGGGTCAAGCCCTTGATTGTATAACTTCTTAGCCTCTTGGAATATTGCATGCAAGTCCCTACCAGCGTGAGCCACTGGACTTACTTGATAATCAAAGGGCTGGTCAGTCAACCAACCCCACATTGATTGAACCAGTTGCCCACCTATAAGGATAAAGTTAAGCGGTCCAAGAATCCCAGCTCGGGTTTGTCTTTCTGGTTTCCACTGAAAAGCATCAGCAATATATTGGAACATCATCGGTAATATTACCCAAGCTAAGAGTATGGTGGAGGCTGCCTTTGCCCTACTCCCCCTGCCATACCGAAAATTCCTTGCGTTATCACCAACCATTCTGAAATACTTATTTGGCTGGTTTTGGAACATGGTCATCAGTTTAAGCCATGAACCTCCATTCTGTATAGCTGATAGAGTGTCTATACCAAACGAAGGTTGCGTTCTACCAGTGGTGTCCTCGGCTGCTGTTATGGCTGCTTCTTGAGATAACCCCTCTTTTAACCCAGCTTTATATTTTGCCCACATTCCCTGAGTTACTGCAAAGGTATCACCTAATCTGATTTGAAGTAAGAACCAATCAGTGAATTTACCCCTTCCAGAAATCAGGTTTTTACCGTGTTTTTGCATAGCCGCACGAATGTCTCGCTCAAACCCTTGTTCCATTCTTGCCCTAAACATTTCAGAGTTGTTAAACAGGAATTTGAAATTAGCAACAGGGTTAGTCCAATAGTCAGCTATACCAGTGAAGAAGTCCATAGCATTCATCTCAGAGATATAACCGAACAACGAGGGTATCTGTTTTAACATGATAACGGGTTTGATTGCCAGAATAGACTTGGTAAAGTTTCTTCTAAGGAAGTCTGCGGCACGGTTGGTGGCGGCTGTTTCTATCCCACCTCTGGCCATCTGATTCAAGAAGGCATCAATCAGCTTTAGCACTCCCCGACCATGGTACTGCTCTACTGCCAATCTAATCTCTTTGCTCCCAAACACCCTGCGCATATCCCTCATAGTAGTAGCCCATGCTTTGAAGTGCTCCATCTGCTGTATATGGTTAGAGAGAATA